CATTAAAGGTGCATTAGCCAGAAAGAAAGAAAAGATACGCCTTGAGAATTGGCAGTGTTTTGTCCTGACAACTGTATTTGGTTGGCTGCACAAAGAGACTAATCTCAGGCGCTACAAAACGATCTATGAAGAGCTTGCACGGAAGAACGCAAAGTCCACAAAGCTATCAGGCGTGGGTCTGTATTTGCTCTCACTCGACAATGAAGAGGGCGCAGAAGTTTATTCGGCAGCGACAACCCGCGATCAAGCAAGAATTGTTTGGCAAGACAGTAAGCGGATGGCTGAAAAGACTCCTAACTTAAAATCTCAGTTGGGTGTGGACACTTCTGCTCACACAATATTCGTACAAGAGACATCTTCAGTATTCCGACCGCTATCGCGTGATCAGGGTGGTAATCACGATGGTTTAAACGTACATGCCGGTCTTATTGATGAATTACATGCTCACAAGACAAGAGAACTGTTTGATGTCATAGAGACAGCTACAGGCGCAAGGGATCAACCCCTCATTTGGGCCATTACAACGGCTGGATTCAACCGTGCTGGGATATGTTACGAGCAGCGTGACTATGCCATCAAGATATTGAAGGGTGTTCAGGAAGATGATGAATACTTCTCAATCATTTACACGGTAGATGATAAAGACCTAGACAACATGGATGCACTGCTCTCAGACGAGCGGATTTGGATGAAGGCAAACCCTAATTGGGGTGTGTCGGTCAATCCAGATGACATCGCTCGAAAGGCCCGTAAAGCCAGAGAGGTTGTGTCGGCTCAGAACAACTTTTTGACTAAGCACTTGTGTGTTTGGACTAACGCAGATAGCGCTTGGATGAATATGGCGCTCTGGGACAGGTGTGCCGATCCAACGCTGGACATTGATGACTTTCATGGTGTCGATTGTTACAAAGGTACGGATTTAGCGTCCAAGATTGACATTGCATCTGATGTCACTGTCTTCGTTAAGAAGGTAGATGGTGAAGACCATTACTACGTCTTTGATCGTCACTTCTTACCTGAAGATCAGATAGAGAACTCTGTAAACGCACAGTATGACGGTTGGGAACGCAGTGGTTACATCACTTCGACACCCGGCAATGTCATTGACTTTGACCTAATTGAAGACGGTTACATCGAGGACGCTAAACGATTCAATATTGTTGAGTGTGCTTTTGACCCGTTTCAGGCAACGCAGTTTTCAACGCGAATGATTCGAGAAGGCTTACCCATGATTGAGGTAGGCGCAACCGTTAGAAACTTCAGCGAGCCAATGAAGCAGCTTGAGGCATTGGTTATATCTGGAAGGCTTCACCACAACGGCAACCCTGTATTGAGTTGGATGATTTCAAACGTGGTTTGCCATTTAGACAAGAAAGATAACATCTATCCAAATAAAGAGTTCCCGCAAAACAAGATTGATGGTGTTGTTGCCATGCTTATGGCTTTCAATAGAATCATGGCAGCAGATGAAAACGCTGGTTCGTTTGCAGACTTTTTAAATGATCCCATCGCACTAGAGATATAAATTATGGCATTTAGGAATTGGGTATCCGGCTTCTTCGGAGGTCAGGCCACGCGCCAAGAAAGTGGTCAACAGGTGAATATCCCTTTTTCATCTGCTGTTACTACATCAAAGCCTGTCAATGAGGATACTGCCTTACAGGTTAGCGGGGTATGGGCCTGTATTAACCTGCTATCAAACACCGTTGCAGCGCTTCCGCTGAGGGTTTATGACAACTCAGGCGAGAGTAAGCAACTGGTTAAAACGGGTGAGAACGCAAGGCTTTTAGGTCGATCACCTAACGCATTACAGACCCCATTTAACTTTAAACAGACAATGATGCTGAATTATTGTTTGCACGGTAATGCCTACGCTTGGATACACAGAAATGGCCGTGGCGAGCCTATATCGCTTAATCCACTTCCAGCACAGCAGGTAACTCCTGATATTCAACCTAACGGTTCGGTTGTTTATGAGTTCTATGCGGATGCAGGAAGCGAGTTAGATAAGCACATTATTGCTTCTGAAAACATGGTTCATGTCCGGGGCATGGGCAACGGTTACGTTGGTTTATCTACTTTGGGCCATGCCAAGCCGAGTATTAGCTCTGAGATTGCGACTCAGGACTTTGGTGCTAGTTATTTTGGTGGCAACGGCAAGCCCATAGGTGTGTTCACTATAGATCAAGTGTTAGATGCCACTCAGCGAGCTAAATTTAAAGAAATGCTCTCAGGCATAAAAGATGACAGCCAAAACCAGAAAACATTGTTGCTTGAGGCTGGTGTTAAATACCAAAAAATCCAATTAAACCCAGACGAGATTCAGATGTTGGAATCAAGGCGTTACAACCTTGAAGACATCGCTCGGTTTTGGGGTATACCTTCAATACTGATAAACGATAACAAAAACACAACCTCTTGGGGCTCTGGTATTGAGCAAATCATCATTGGGTGGTTAAGCACAACACTCAATCCGCTATTGACTAATTGGGAGCAGGAGTTGGAGCGCAAGCTTCTCTCAGGCACTCAGAAGAACACGCACAATTTTAACTTCGATGTATCTGATCTATTGAGGGCTGACACCAAAGGCCGCGCTGAAGCTCTGCGTAGCATGGTGGTGAACGGCATGATGACACCAAACGAAGCGCGTATACGGCTTGACCTGCCACCAATGCCTGACGGTGACGATCTTTATATGCAGGGTGCAATGCTTCCACTTGCTCAAATAAAAGAGCAAGCCGCTACACCAGCAGCTCCAGCAGTCAATCCACAACCCAGCGAAGAAATAAACGAACCAGAAGAACCTGAACAGGAAGAAAACGATGAAGAAGACTTGGTATCAGATTCAGAATAAGTACGATTCTGCTGAGATTGAAATCCATGACGAGATTGGTTCTTGGGGCATCTCAGCGAGTTCATTTGCAAGTGATTTGAAAGCGTTAGGTGATGTTAAGTCCATTAACGTAAGCATTCACTCGCCCGGAGGCAGTGCCTTTGATGGCATAGCTATTCACAACATGCTAACGGCACACAAAGCCCCAGTTAATACTTCTGTATTAGGTGTGGCAGCTTCAGCAGCTTCAATCATATTGATGGCCGGTGACACGATCACTATGCCGGAAGATTCTTTCTTAATGATCCATGAGCCTTTCACTATGGCTATGGGTAATGCAGAAGAGTTGCGCGAAACAGCAGACCTGTTAGATAAGATGACAACCAGCCTGGTCAACATCTATGAAAAGAAAACAGGACTCGATGAAAAAGAAATTCGCTCGATGTTAGCCGAAGAAACTTGGCTTAACGGTATCGAAGCCGTTGATAAAGGTTTTGCAACTGAAGCAGTTAATCGCAAGGTTGCTGCATTATCAAAAGATTTTATCAGGCATTTCAAAAACGCTCCTTACAAAGATGAGCGTAATACTGACTTTGCTGATTTTAAAGAATTTAAAGCCTACCTATGTAAGTTAGGTGCTTCAAATAGCGAGGCTGAAAGAGTCTTGCATTCCGTGAAAGATTTGCAGAGTAAGTCTGCCGTTCAATCACTCGATCTCACTCAATTATCCTCTCTATTAAATAAAGGAATTAAATCATGACCGAATTAAGCTCACAGGTTGAAAGCCTGACTAAAGATGTTGGTGAATTCATCAATAAAACTAACGAAGAAGTTTCTGCTCACGGCAAAATGGGAGTTAAAAACCAAGAAGCCTTGAAGTCACTTACTGACAAAATTGAAGCTCACACTGAGACTCTTGCTGATCTTGAACAGAAGTTTGCTGCTCCTAAAGCAACTGCTAACCGCATTCTTACTCTTGGCGATGCGTTCGCTGAGTCTGATGCGTTTGCTTCTTTCAAAAATAGCGGTTCACGCGCTCGTTTGGATATTCAGAACAACACTACTGTTGGTAGTGATGTAACTGTTGCTCCAGATCGCAGAGGTGGAATTGTTCCCGGTGCATCACGCGCCTTGCGTGTTGCTGATGTTCTGCTTGCTGAGAATACTTCATCCAACGCTGTTGAATACACGCGAGAGCTTGTGTGGACTGACAACGCTGCTGAGACAAATGAAAACTCAGCGAAGCCTGAGTCTGCTATTACTTTTGAATTGATTAACTCTCCGGTTAAAACTATAGCCCATTGGCTGAAAGTTTCTAAGCAGGTTGCTGATGATTCGCCTTTGTTAGTCTCTTACATCAATGGCCGTTTGGCTTACGGTGTAGAGCATCGTTGTGATTCTCAGCTTATCAATGGCAGTGGTACGGGTTCAAATTTGCTGGGTATGCTGGCAACTGCTGGCACAACTTACACAACTTTTACTCGCGGTACTGTTGGCGCTCCTTTAACTGAGCAAATTCGTGGTGCGATCACTCAAGTTCAGGTTGCTGATTACAACCCAACGGCTGTAATTATGAACCCGGAGGATGTTGAGTCGATTGATTTAGAAGAAACCACAGATGCAGAGTTCCGCGCTGCTAATCCTCGCATGAGTATCCCTAACCAAGTTTGGGGTCTTCCTATTGTTGTAACTAACGCTATGCCACAAGGTTCATTCCTAATTGGCGCGTTTGATATGGCTACTGCGGTTATTAGTCGTCAAGGCACTGTTGTTGAGATGTTTGAGCAAGATGACACTAACGTGCAATCTAACTTAATCACTCTGCGAGCAGAGCAGCGTAAGGCTATTGCACATTATCGCCCGCTTTCTGTTGTTGGCGGTGCTTTCCTTTAAGCCTTAACTAAGTAAAAGGTAGGAACATGAAGAGAGAAATAGTATCTGTCGCGGCTGATGATGTCGTTACATTAGCAGAAGCAAAGGATTGGTTTGTTGTCGAGCATAATCTTGATGACACTCTTATCACAAGCATTATTGATTCTGCTGTTGATATGGTTCAGCAATATACTGGGCGTATATTAAGATCGACTGTGGCAGATTACTATTTCGACTCTTTTGAAGAGACTTTTTATATTGAGTCTTATCCTATTCAATCAGTAGACGGAATATCTGTTTTGGCTACTGTTGGGCAAGTAAGTAATTATGTGGGTATAGGAAGTATCTATCCATATCAATATGACTTGCTTGGCCCAACACCCAAGGCTGTAAAAACGGAAGGCTTTGACCTAGCTACAATTCCGTATGACAAGACTAAATTAAACCCAATAAAAATTAGAGTAACTGAAGGCTACACAACCGTACCTGATGCTTTGCTAACAGCAATTAAATTATTAGCTGCTGATATGTATCGCAACAGAGAAGACACAGGCATTAACAAGCTAGAGTCCATTCCTAATGGTATGAGATTCCACTTAGATGCTTATCGAGTAGCTCCCAAGTTCCACGGTGTCCTATGAGGCCACCCGCAGGAACACTAAAGGATTCTATTCGTATCGAGAGCCACAATATTGGTCACGATGCGAGTACAGGCCAGCGAATAGATGTGTGGACAACAGTTTTAACAGTCCGTGCAGACATCAAGCCGCTTAGAGGCAAAGAGCGCTGGTCAAGCATTAGCGAGGTCATTGAAGACCTTGCGAAAATAACTATCAACTGGCATCCATCACTTAATGATCTCAATGCGACATATCGAGTCGTAGACCTGTTAAGTGGGGCGATCTACAACATTGAAAGTGTCGTTGATATTGGCAACATGCACCAAACATTAGAGTTGATGGCTACCAAGCTTTTAAAGGATCAACCGGGTGGCTGATAACGTCCAGTATGAGGAAACCGTTAAGGCTATTGGCCGAGCGGATGCAAAGACGATACAAAGAAGTCTCTTAAAAGCACAGAGAGCCGCTGGTCGTTACGTTCGTACCATCATGCGAGCCAACGCGCCTAAAAACAAAAGAAACAAACCTCACAGAAATAATGTAAAGGGCGATTCAGGTAAGAAAAGTATCTGGTTAGCTCCCGGCTGGACTAAGAAATCTATATCAGTTGTAACCTTTCGCCAAAAATACGATGGCGTTCGGCTTGTTGCTGTGGGTGTAAAACAGACTGCTTACTACGCATCAAACTTTGTTGAGTTTGGGTACATGCCCGGTAAGCGACCCAAAGCAGTCAAGGAAGCAAGTCGTAACCTCTCAAAGTCCGGGAAGAAACTTTCCGATGTGGCTAGAGGTGAGTTGGGCGATACGAGAACAACGAAAGTAGCACCAAGACGATGGATAAGAGCTTCAGAGAAGCAATCTCGTCCAAGAGTTTTAACTATGGTTGCCAAGCAACTCAATAAAGATATGAAGAAGATATTTATATGATTGCTATAGACCTCCAACAATATTTGCAAGCGAGCGCTGGCGTTTCTACTGACTCCATCTTCCCGCACGTTATGCATGCTGACCACAAAGGATCAGCAATTCTGTACAAACAAGAAAGCTCTCGATTCACCTACTCATTTAATGGTGACGATGATCTGATTAGCTCAGTTGTTGAGTTAGTCATCTTGGACAAACGCTTTGATGTAGCCGTTGCTTTAGCCCAAGAGGTTGAGCTTGTACTTAGAGACTTCACAGGAACTTTTGTAACGGGTTCTCATAGCGTAGAACGAACACAATTCTTAAACGAATACACCGCTTTTGATGCTGACATTGAGCGTTATGTGGTGGTCTTTGAACTTGACATTACTTATCACAGATAGAGGAAATACTCATGGCAACATTCATTAACGGATGGACTTTTAACCGAGGCACTGGATCAGTAGGCTCTTGGACTTACTCAGATGCAATCCCAAAGGTCACAGAATTAGGTGGCTTGGGTAAAGAAAACCCACTCATTCGAGTCACTAGCTTTGATTCGGCAGCAGAAGAGTACATTGCTGGTCTTGCAGACGGCAAAGAGTTCTCAGTAACTTGTAACTTCTTGCCGGGTGACACTATACAGCGAGCAATGGTTGCAGATTGCGATGCAGGTGCGGCAGGTAGCTTTCAGTTTATTGTGGCTGATGGCACAACTACTAAAACAATGGTTTTTGATGTGGTTGCGCTTTCTTGGGAACTGTCGCCATCGTTTGACGACAAAAACAGTATTGCATTCAGCTATAAAATTTCTGGTTCGATTGCTGTTACTTACTCTCCCTAAAATGTAGCTTAACTACATTTTAATAGGCACAACAATGAAGGGTGACAAATGCCTTATTTGATAACAGGTCAGGGCGCGGTGGGTAATCCACCAAGCCCTGTAATTACGCCAGCGCAAAACCCTATCAGTATCAATGCGTTTGAGTCGGTGAGTTCTACCGTCAACATAACCAATCTGTTAGGGACAACGCCAAGCGTATCTCCGGGAACATTTTCGCTTGCTCTTTCTGGTGGCAATACTTGGAATTTAACTTCCTCTGCATTGGCATCTGGTGCGACAGCGACCATCGTTGCTGATAACCTTTATTCGAGTGGTTCTTCTCAGGCCATCACAGTAAATGTTGCGGCTGGTGTCAATTCTCAGCCGTTTATTGGTGGTTGGAATTTCACTATTGGAGATGGTGCTGCGTCTGAAGTCTTTTCTGCTATACCGGGCGTTATTGAGCTTGGTGGACTTGGTAAAGAAAACCCTCTTATCCGTACAACAACATTTGACAGTACCGGGGAAACCTACACTGCGGGTATTGCTGACGGAAAAGAATTCTCAATAAGTTGTAATTTTTTGGCGGGTAATTTAATCCAACAATACATTATTGCTCAATGCGAAGCGGGTGCATCTGGGAATATGGCTTTCTCAGTAACGGATGGTACGACAACAGTAACAATGGCTTTTAACGCTATCTATCAGTCTTGGGAGCAAGCCCCAAGCTTTGAGGATAGAAATACAATTTCATTTAATTTTAAGGTGTCAGGTGGCATCTCACGGGGATATTCATAATGTTCAACTTCAGAGCTAAAGAAATTAAAGTTCAGAATAAGGTAATTCATATTCAAGAACTCAGTGCGGGTGGGCGTAGGGCTTTTCTAAAAGCTTTGCAGAAGGATGAAAAGGATACTTATTACAATCTTGCTGTGATGGTGTCGCAGGGTTGTACCGAGTTCAAAGATCAAACCCCGGAGCAGATTCTTGATCTTGTTCCTGAAGGTGCGCTAACCGAGATAGCTGAAGGTATTACTAAGCTGTCTGGTTTAGCTTCATCTGAAGAAGAGGATGATGAAAAAAAGCCTTAGACACTGTTGATGATTTCTACTTCACCCTAGCCCTTGGGTTGGGGATGACAGTAGGCGAGTTGGGGGAAAGAATGTCTGCGCGGGAGTTTGCTGCGTGGCAGGATTTCTATCAACGGAATCCTTTCGGCAGTTGGCGCGATAACTTCCATGCGGCAATGATGTGCTCGCTAACTTACAACATCAATTCTAAAAGCAACAAAAATTTAGATGAATTCTTTTTTAGGACGAAGGAAGAGGCATCTAAGCAATCTACAGAGAACACCCTTAACTCTTTAATGGCGATGGCGAAAACAGATGGCTAGAAATATTGACCCAATCAACATTAAGATCACGGCTCAGAATGATGATCTGCTCTTCAAGCTCAATAAGTCTGGCGAGCGCATCAAAAAGATGTCGCAAAAAGCTGATAAAGACCTAAAAAAAACATCCAAGGGTTTTAATCAGGCTGGTGAAGCATCTCAAAAAATGGGCGCTGGCTTTAAGAGGGCAGCTAACTCAGCGGCTATATTGACCGGGCCTCTTAATGGAATATCAGGACGGTTATCTTTTATAGCCTCTGGCCTGTCGAGCATGGGTATTGCTGCGGTCAGTGCTAGTGCTGGCTTTGCGGCAATAACGACAGTGCTCGCCAAGGGCATCATGGCGGCTGCAAAGTATGAATCTGAAATGGGTCGTATCTCTGCGGTACTCAATTCCACAGGTATGGCTGCCGGACTAACAGCGCAACAAGTTGACGAGCTCGCTCAATCTATTGCTAGAGCGTCTTTGGCTTCTGTTCAGGAAGTACGGGACGCTTCGGTAGCGCTCCTTACTTTTAAGACTGTTGTTGGTGATACTTTTGAAAGAGCCATAACTCTTTCTCAAGACCTTTCAGTTGCTCTAGGGTCTGATATTAAGGGCGCTGCGCTACAGCTAGGTAAAGCATTAGAAGACCCTATCAAGGGACTTACTGCACTTACGCGCTCTGGTGTATCTTTTAGTGTGGCTGAATCTGACCTCATTAAAAAACTTGTAAGATCGGGACAGTTGCTTGAGGCTCAGGGAGTAATCTTAGATAAGGTTGCTGGTCAAGTTGGTGGTGCGGGTAAGGGCGAAAATGTTGGTCTTGTTGGTTCTGTTGATTCCTTGTCGGAGTCTTGGGACAACATGCTCATCAATATTGGTAAAACAAAAGAAATAGGCGGGTTTGTTGGTGCAATAATATCAAAGCTCGATGCAGAATTCCGTAAAATGAGCGGAACTGTTGGCCTTACTCTTCCTGAAAAAATGGAGCTTTTAAGCTCCAAGCTAACAGATACCAATCAGTATATAGAAAAACTCAAAAAGAATTTGGGCGAAGGCAATACATCTAAATTCTTAGAAAAGAAAATAGCAGAAGCTCAGTCATATCAGGATGAGATGGACAGCCTCACTCAAGAGGAGGAGGCTAGAGCGGCAAGAAAAATAGCTGCGGAAAAATTAGTTTCTGATAATGCTGCTGCTCAAGCGAAACTTCGCGCTGAGTTAATAACCAGTTCAGAGGCAGCAAAAAACCAAGAAATAAGAATGGAGACTTACAAACTCTCTGGTGATATTGCTAAAGCTGAAGAAATTAGGGTTAAGATTGCAAAGGATGCTGCTGCTGCTCAAATTAAGGAATGGGAAACTGCCGGTCTATTAAAAGCTGAAGCAGAAGAATTATATAATCAAAAAATACAGCTAATTGACGAACAGTCAAAACAAAGAATGAAGAAGTTGGTTAGTGATCAACTATCTTTGCAAGCAGACAAACTTGATCAGCAGGAGATTGCAGAGCTTAACTCTGAAGGTAAGTTTATTGAAGTTGAAGAGCGAAAGCTTTTAGCTGTAAAGGCAGCTATTGACGCTGAGTTATTAGCTCTTGAAGAGAAAGGCATCAAAAGCGAAGAAATTCAAACGCTATTTAATGAAAGAAAAATTCAAGCTGAATCAGAAACAGCAGCCGCTATTGCTAAATTACAAGCTGATGCTGCACCTAGTATTGATCTTCCTCCAGTGCCAGAGGGTGATGAAAGCGACTTTAATCCTTATGGCATGTTCAATGGTGATGCCTCTCAAACTGCGCTGGACATATGGACAACCTTTTTAAATGAAAAGTCTTTAATTAGTGCTGCTTTTGCTCAAAGTGATATTGATGCAGAAAGAGAAACGCAGCAACAAATAATGGATATTAAACTTCAGTATCGTAATGATCTTAATGCTCTCAATCTTGAGTATGAAGAGTTAGCCAAAGAAGCGAAGACAACACAACAAAAAGAAGAATTGAAAACTGAGTTTGATAACGATGTCGCCAAATTAAAGAATACGCGAGACTTGGGAATCAAAAAGGCAAATTTTGACGGCAAAATGAAAAAGGATGAAGCCACAAGAACCAAGAATTTTATGAAAGCTGGTTTTAATGAATTAGTAAAAAATAATAAGGCCGCTTTTAGAATAAAACAGGCTTACGATATTGCGGAAGCTGTGCAGAATACTTACGGGGCAGCTATCGGAGCATACAAGGCAATGGTGGGCATCCCTATCGTTGGCCCTTCTCTCGCGGTCGCGGCTGCGGCTGCTGCGGTTAGTTTTGGAGCGATGCAAGTAAAGTCTATTGCTTCAGCCAAGCCGGGTGGAGGCGCAAGTGTTGGAGGGGGCAGCGCACCAAGCGCACCGTCAATTCCATCACCTTCTGCACCAGCGTTTGATGATCCTGAAGAAACAGCATTTGAACCTGTTGCTAGAGAGGTTAATTTATTCGTTGATGGTTCAATAGACCCAAGCGGTACTAGACGAATACTCGAAGCTGTCAATGAGCAACTTGGTGACGGTGTTAATCTTAACGTGGAGTTTGGCACATGAGTGGTTTGTTGCTTTGGGATAATTTGCTTGCTAAGGGTAATGGTATTGCTTACGGAGGTGTTCCGTCAGGGTGGTCAACTAGCGATAACATTGATGGATTTGAGCTTGAAAGATGTATAGATGGCCGCTTAGATACTTCCGCTAAAATCACTTTAGCCATTAACTTTGATCTTCAGCAAAAATACACTGGAACAACGAGCTTTTCGGGATCAACAGCAATAAGAACAAGAGTTGTGCTTGCGCCAATCCATAGAAAACCTAAAGGCTTTTGGGATGGTTGGACTCTTACCATAACCTCTGGCCCTAGTGCTGGAGCAACTGCAACGGTAGTACCAAATACCTTAGAGCAATTAAATTACATTGATGTCGATTCAATTACTGTGCAACAAGGAACTTGGGACTATGAGCTAACCTTCGTCCCAGAATGGGACACCGTTGCATTTTCAGGCCATAACTTTTATTTAAGTGACTATTTTACCCCTGTTTTTTTATATGCTTCTGATTCCACAAGTAATCTTAACGAGGCTTTAGTTGATATAAATACAGAAGGCAATGTCTATATTCACAAGACAAGTCAAACGTATTCAAAAAGATATGTCACATTATATTTTCCTTCGTTTAATTCGGGATCGAACACTGAAATTCCACAAGTGTCGAATTTTTACGTTGGCAAATCTTTAAAGATAGAAAACGTGGTTGACAAGTTTTCTCTGCGAGCGCCATTTACGCCAGCCGGTATCTATCAAACATTGGAGCGAACAGGCAAGCGCAATAATAATAATAATCCGCTACCTGCAAGCTACCGTGATGCGCCTTTTGATGTGAAGCTTGACTTTAAATTACTCGATGAAGAGGTTTTGCGAACAGAGTTGAAGAAAGGTTTGTATGAATCACTTCAAACCAAGCCATTCTATTTAGCTTGGGATGTTGAGAATAGATTAGATAATGGCGCGGGTGCAGACACGGCTTTCTGCTGGGTAGAAAAAACCATTAAACCACCAAGAGTAAAAGACTACACAGGTCGGGTTGAGTGGACTATTGATGCGAAAGGCTTAAAGCGATGAGCTTTATTTCTGAGGCTGGAAGGCTGGGTCGCAGACCATTTACCATTGTTGAGATTGACCTTGAAACCTGCACCAATACGTTTGGAGAGTCACCTTGCACTGCTGCTGCGTCTATTGGTAAGGAGTGCTTCAACACATTTGGAACATGTGGAGATACTCCAAATTTCGCCAGCACAATTAAAACGCATAAGTTTTCAGACATAGTTCTGCCCGGCAAAAACTACCTTGCTTTAATTGAGAGTGTCAACGTATCGCCTACAGAGATAACACCCGGAAAAGGTCTAGGTGTTAGGGCCAATGCAACGATTACGTTTAAAGATACCTTAGATGATGATTGGGACGACCCCTACAGGCTCACACGCGATTATATTGCGAGAGAGAACGGAACGTATTGGGGTAAGTTTTTTGCTCGTAATCCTTACTACTATTCGCGTGAGGTCAGGGTCAAGTTTGGATTCTTAGATGACAATGATGACATCACAAACGTAGAGACTTATACATATCTGTGCGACACGTTTTCTTTTGACAACCGTAACGGTAAAGCAAAGCTCTTAGCAAAGGATATTCTCACCCTTGGGGACGCACTCAAGTCAAAGATTCCAAAGCCATCACTAGGTAAATTGACTGCTGATATGGCTGATGGAACTGATCCTAATGATCCGCTACCTACTACGTTCACCGTTGGTACGGGTGAGGGTGCTGAGTATCCTGCTTCTGGACGGGTTGATATTGGTGACGAGATTATATCTTTCACTAGGGTTGGCGATGTATTTACTATCGTAAGCAGGGCGATTGAGGGTTCTTTGATTGATACGCACTCTCAAGATGACACTGTACAGCTAGTTAAGTATTGGGAGCTTACGAGAGTTGACGAGGTTCTCAGAGATATTCTTGAAGATGAGGTTGAGTTACCGTCTGCCATTATTCCGTTTGCAGATTGGCAAGCTGAAGCTGATCAATGGCTTGGCTCTTACCTGCTTTCAGCTAATATCACAAAGCCAGTTGAGGCAAATAAGCTGCTTTCAGAAATAGTGGAGCAGTGTGGTTTGGCTGTTTGGTCAGATGACCGGGATGGCGGGATGATAAAAATGAAGGCAGAAGCTCCGCTATTTGGAGATGAGCTGTTAAATTTGAAAATATTGACAGACGAGCATTTGGTCAAAGATTCCTTAAAAATCACTGATGATGTAAAAGGCCGAATTAGCTCAGTTTGGTTTAGCCATACTCTGCGTAACCCCAAAGAGGGTGTGAAAAAGAAGACGAACTTTTCTACGACTGAGGTTATTACTGACTCAACTTTATATTCAGATAATAGCTACCGTAAAGAGCAAATCAAAGAAATCTTCAGTCGGTGGATACGAGCAAGCTCTCCCGCTAGTGTTACTGCTGGTCGCTTAATATCTAGGTTTGGCAATGTTCCAAAGCGCATTGAGTTTCAGATTGACCCCTCATCTACCGTGCTTTCAGTTGGAGATCACTTCTTTCTTGAAACTGCCGACATTCAAAATGCAGATGGATCATGCGCGTGTCCTGAGTTTCAGGTTACATCTATAGATTACGACTCCAAGCAAAACCTGTACAAAATTAAAGCACTTCAGTTTAGGTTTTCAACGCTGCGGGGGTCAAGTGTTGCCCCGATTGGTCAGGCTAACTATCTAGCCTCAAGCGAGGCAGATCAAACTCTTTATGGCTTCATCGCTGGAACAGACTCAAAAATGTCCAATGGCGATGACCCTTACGTTATCCTTTAAAGGGGAAAAATAAACATGGCATATAACCCAATCAGTAATGGCAGAATTGATGCCGATAGTCCTATTACTCAAGACCTAATCACTGATTTAAGAGATAACCCAGAGGCTATTGCATTGGGGCTTCAGAATGCAACCAGAATTAAAGGCGCTGCTTTGGCTGATGCTGCTGCTGGTGACTATTCAATTTCTACACAAATAGCATTGGACAGGGATAGAACTGGGAGTGATTCTTGGGAAAACGCTTGGCTTGATCATTATGAAATTACAGTTGCCCAAGCAGGGGTCTATAGATTTTATGTTTATATAAATCCTGCCTCCCAATCCCCATCTGTAGGAACAAGAATTCAAGTTAATGGTGTAGACGCGATTTCAGTTTCTTCATCAAGTGCTACCGTAAGCGATGTGGCAGATGTGACGCTTGCTGTAAACGATGTCATCACTTTTCAGGGTTACGGCTCGCGCATAGATAATTTTGCTACTTACTCATCAAGTCATAAATGGGACGTTGGGGTTGACCTTGACACAATAAGGCTTGTGGGTGGTTTTATCGCAGCGCCAATACTATCTTTGTAGCTACTGGGTACAAAAGTGGGTACAATCCTGGTGCTATTTTATTATTTTTCTATTTAAATCAATAACTTATCATTCGTTCGCAAGGTGTTTTAAGTCCCTTGCGTCTACCAATTTCGCCACCCGGGCAGGGTATTTAAAGGCTTTCTAGCCGATTTATTTACCATAGAAGCTCACCGAACGTAACAAAGTGGCTACAAAAGTGGCTACAGCAAACCGGCCAAGTCAGGACAATGTGGCCCTGAAATTGGACGCGCATACTAGCATCCAAATTTAAGGTTGTGAATACTAATTTTAAGAAAGCGCGTTAGTAACAATATCGAAAGTATTGCCGCGAAGGTGTGAGTATTTAGAAGTTACAGCAAGGCTCGAATGCCCAAGCAAATCCCTAACAGTAGCCATTGGAATGTTAGGCTGGCTTACTAACCAGCTTGCATAAGTGTGGCGAAGATCATGGAAGCGAATCTCAGCGCGGTTGATAGCCTCTCTAGCATTCTCAAAAGCTGCTCTTAATTCATATTCCGATATGGAGAAGGGGGGGGTGATATGAGAATGCAAGTCCTCAATAACCGGCACAGTTCTGGGCTTTTTGCTTTTGGTTTTATTAGTTAAAACGATGTAAGGCTTCTGCCAGTTACTTGGCTTTAGCGAAAGAATCTCACCCTTCCGAAGTCCAGTATACGCAGCAATAAGCGTCACTGACTTTGCTTCTCCTGACAAATGACTAGCTAGCTGGTCAACTTCTTCCTTTGATAGATAGAACTCTCTTTCCATACCTCGCTCACTGAGTTTGATTACTTTCTCTGCAAGCGGCTGCTCAAGCCAATCCCATTCCCTATACGCTTTGTTCAAAACAGACTTAACCACGGCTAACCTTCGATTTATTGTCGTTGGTTTAAGCCCGGCTCGAAGCATTGCTTGCTTCATTTCATTTGCTGCTTTTGGCACTAGGCGAAGCGGCACATTGTCTAAGTGCGGTCTGGTATTTCTTGCGTGAGAGTGCATTGATTTGGGAGCGCCTTCGTCAACCCATCTTATAAGCGCTTCACTGTATGATTTGTTTGTTGTTTTTATTGGTGTTGCGTGGTCTGCAACGGCTTCTCTTAGCTGGCGCTCGAATGCTTCAGCTTCCCTTTTTTTGGTTGACCCAGAAGATCGCTGGAAGCGCTGACCACCGGCTTGGAATTTAACCCACCAGACCTCACTGCCGTTTCTTCGATATATTGACATGAATCAACGAACTCCCCTATGTCGCTTTTTTTGATTCTACGACATCGTTGGCTGATCTGTACACAGGGGATTTTTCCAGCGGTCACTATTCGATCAAATTGAGATCGAGATACGCATAGCATCTGAGCCGCAGTGTTGAAATCAACCAACATCTTCAGCGCTTTCACCGTGGTTGTCTTTCTTTGTTTCTTTCTTTTTATTCACATGAACCTGAGACTTTCCGTGGTCTGGGGTCTTTTTGCGAGTTTTAAATATAAGATCAAAGGCCTCATCAAATTTCTTTTTATCAACCGCCATTGGTCGCGGCTTGCTACCCTTTCCCATTTTCATACTCCCGTTTGAGTTTAAGGTATTTATCCCAAGCGGCAGTAACAGCAACATAAGCTTCAGCATCACAAGCAGCCTTAGCAGCGTCACCATGGCCAAAAGATTCAGCATATTGAGCAACATAATCGTCCCAAGCCTTCTCAACTTGTTCTTTAGTTACCATTTTCATACTCCTTTTTTAGTTTGGTGTATTTATCCCAAGCGGCATCACAAACATCACCAATATAATCAGCTTTATCATAAGCTTTAGCAGAAGCAGCCTTAGCAGCCTTAGCAGCAGCAGCAGTCTTAGCAGCAGCATCATCAGCAGCATCAGCATCAAGAGCAACAGCACTATAAACAGCAAGAGCCTTCTCAACGTCTTCTTTAGTTACCATTTTGATACTCCCATACCGTTTTTAGTTTACGGTGTTTATTTCGAGCAGCATCACAAGCATCAGCAGCAACAGCAGCAACATGGGCAGCCTCATAAGCTGCCTTCTCAGCAACATAAGCAGCATATTGGCTAGAGACTAATTCCTCCTTTGCCTCATCAACTTCTTTCTTGGTTACCATCACTCTCTCCCGTTGTCGTTACTGGTTAGCCCAGCGTGATAATTTACTTTGACTAACCCATACGCCACTATCTTGCTGTTTCATTTTTTTGGTTGCAGGATCAGCACAATGCCGATCTCCCCAATTACCAACGCGATGCTTGTCAAAGTTATCTTCTGTGCTAAAGACTCGATGACAAACCGAACACTGGCAGCGCTTACCTGTTAGATTTATGCTCAACTTTTTTTTCCTCAAAATAAACGGAGATAATAAAAAATGGATAAGCAAAAAACATAGCTATGCTAGAAATAATTAAAACTGGTATGAAAAAAATCCAAGAAAGTATTGCAAAAAAGTTGCCCATTTGTTTCGTGTCTTTTGTCATTTTAATTTTTCCCGCTCAATAGCGTTTAAAGTTTTAACTCCATTTACACCAAAGTATTTTTGGCCCTTATGATCAATCAAAATTATGCAAATGTTAGTGCCGTTCGATTCTATTTTGGTTTTATAGTGGCCTAGTCTAAGAATTCCCAAACTACAAAAAAATTTGATAGTCGGCTTTCTTTGTTTGCTCATTTTAATTGCTCCGAGTCTTCAGAATGTCAGTCCTAAATAAACGTCATCAACAACAGTAAGAAAGTTAATAAGTTTTTCCCGGCACTGTTCTAAGTCTTTAAAGTATTCACGGGTAACGCACTTAACAAAAAGAGGGCGCTCGTAATTGCGGTCATCGTATGAAGCGAAAAACCAACACTCAACATCGTCTGAGATTAAAAAAGGACACATAACTTGGTGATAATATTCTTTCGGTATATCGTCAGCGAGTAGGTACTCAACGTGCTTTTTGCTAGACGGACATTTGACCTCGCAACCTGATTCAAGAACACCGTCTTTCAATACAACGCCATCTGGCGAAAATCCGAAACCTTTTATTTTTTGCGATACAAGCATCCCGGTATTTTCAAAATCAACACCCGTTTGTTCGCTTAGAGCTTTAATAGCAAAAGGTTCAAGAGCAATGCCTCGTTCAACGGCAGGAGTATTCAACTCAATAATTTGGGGCTCGGTCATCTTGGCGGCTATGAGTTCGTTCATTAGCGTTTTCTGCACGGCTGGTGAGCCTACAGCGCTCTTTAGCCTTGTGCCTGATACCATTGCATAACGCAACTGATGCCAAGCCGGTGAGCCTTGTTCTAGCTGCATGTTTATCATTGCAATATCTCCTTAACTTCATCCTTAATTTGTACTAATTTCGGCTTGAGGTGTTTAGGCAGTTCGCCAAAAGTCTTTTTTAAATCATCCATCGACTTACACTCGCGGAGTAATTCCTCATAAGCGCTTAGGTCTTGGTTGGTGTCAGGTATAGCCTCACGCACTCTCAGGGCTTCTGTCTGCTGCCCAAAGGCTTTAATAGGTACGGCATAAACCTGAATCGAACGACCTTTCCACAGGTCATAGGTGTTGCCGTATAAGCTGGCAATAGTCTTCGCGTTTGTGATGTTTAAAACCATTGGCGGGGCATTCGTAAACTTAACAACAGGTACTTGCTCTTCATCGCCTTTTTGGCTTTTTATTACTTGAACCTCAACACTATCAATTTCAGCAACAAGCTCTTCCCCAGCATTTAAGTTCTGCGATCCCAACAAAAGCATCTTGTTAGGAAACAAATTTTTCCAGTGCGTAGTGGCACTTGGTTCGTAAACAACACTCATATTTTTTCCCCTTTAATTCCAAATCTCTTTGCTTGCCAAATTTCTCGTTGTGCTAAAAAAGCATCAATAGCATCGTCAACTTTTTTCCCCTTCTTACTGGCCTCGTCATCCAACTCAACAAGCCTGACAATTTCAGCTTCAATTAGATCAAGCTTGTTGCGGGACATCGCTGGCATCATGTCAATGCCAAATAACTCAATACTTTTAATTTCTACACAACCGTTTTCGTCAAATTCGTGATGAACATATAGTTCAAATTCTTCCCAAATTTTATTTATCATTCTCTTCATAAGTTTTCGCTCATTAGCGTTAGTAAGACCCAAAGGCTCAGGGCAATAAGTGCATCACCACTGATTACATCAGCATCAAATTCGCAGACATCGCTCTGGTAAGGATTTTGTCGATAAGGAATAACGCAGTAAAAAGCGTAAAAGCTAATACAGTGCGCTCGAAAGTTATCAATGTTGAACTCCATCTGGATCAAAGCCGTGAGCTGCCTCGATGCCGGTTAAAACGCGGAACTCTTCTTTGATGGCAACTTGCTCTGCGTACTGCATTACAGTGTCAGCGATGAAAAGCCCTAAGACGGCATACGCTGAAATTGCTTCAACTCCGTATCCTTCGCTTTGGTGCATCTCCCGTGCGACTTTTATTCTGGCAACAAGCGCCTCGTTCCAGAACTCACGCGCATCTGGCCCGGCAGCTTCGGCAGTTAAATGCTCGTCATCTGAAAGCGCTTGAAGTATCTCTTTATCGTTGTCAAAAATTGTTGTCATTGAACTCCCCTTTTTAGTAAGTGATAAGGAGTATAGACAAACTACATATCAATGGCAAGTAGTGAAACTATATGTAAATAATATAAATGGTCTTGCTAAAGTTTTAACTTTACGGAAATATGAAGTTGATGTTTAATGCTCTGAATAATTCAAATGGGAAAAAAAAATTATGTTTGAGTATGGAATACTTAATTTTTTTAGTAAATGCGTTCTAAAACCAAGTGATTTAGGTGTTGCGGATGAACTTCTATCCATCTTGGCAGACCTAAATGAACAGGATCGTGCCAAGCTGATAGATGTTGCTTACGAGCTACTGTGCGCCCGACTAAGCAGCCTTGCTTGTGCTAGTAATGCAACCTTGTCATCTTCTGTTAGGGTTGAGTAAACCTCCATAACCTCTGCCAGAAGAGAATCGCTGCTATTACTGTAATTAAGCATTTCTGGGCGAAATTTAGCTGCGTCAAACTTTAGCCTATCAGCTAACCACAGCAATCTTTTGTCCGGGATATTGGTTCGGCCATCGCACCACTGAAAGAATAGCGGTGGTGATTTCAGGCCCATTTCTTCTATTAACCCTTCTTGAGTTAATGTCGGCTCTTTATCTTTTGCTGCATTAAATAATTTTCGTAGCATCAAACCTTCTTTCTTCTTTCTTCTTTCGTCTATCTTTGGTCGCATTGTAAAGCCTCCTTCAAATCTAAAGTTAATGTAAAAACCATTGCACGAATATGGTGCGGTTATGAAGTTATACTACAACTCAATTTGAGTTGCAAGCTAAAGATTTTTGAAATCTGAGAAGAAGCTTAACTTCTTAAAATGCTTGCCCATGAGATGTAGTTTCGCTATACTGCGCGTATGACTACTCAAAGCCTAGACCAATATTTAGCCACCCACACAAAAGCAAGTGTTGCAAGAATGCTTGGTGTCACTAATAGCGCGGTGGGTCAAGCCATTGCTAACAAACGCGCCATCTACGTTGAGACCAATCCCAAATTTACGCGCATTTACGAAGTGAAAGAGCTTTCTAAGGTAGATCACTGATTACTCTCTTTGCCCACTTCGGTGGGTTCTTTTTTGGTGGTACATGACGCAATTCACTGATCAATACAAAGCTATTCACCAAGCCGTTTACGAGATTCACGAAAAGGCCCAAGAGTTAGACCATCGCGGTCTTCATGCTGAAGCCGCTTATCTAATAGCTCGGTTGGATCGAATTTTGAAGGTTCAAAATCCAGACATTGAAATAAAAGATTTGGATTAGATTTACAGGTCGCGCCCTGAAAAAACATCACTTTGTCGGTGGTGAAGCGCTAGAAAGCCGACACCAGCTTACTAAATCTAGGCGCTGACTCGCCATGTCAACCTAGTCCCAAGAGCTTGATTTATTCAAGTGCTGATTGCCAACACGGATTGTTGGTTCTGGATTTTCCAGAGGGGGAATTGAAGAGTACCCAGATTGCCAAATTGCCAAATTGGTGATTTGAATCCTAGAGATTACGAGAAGTAAGACTGCTTCTTGGGGGAAATTGGTTACTTATGGGGGGAAGAAAAACGTAAAAAAAAAGGGGCTTTAAAAACAACGACTTAGGTGGCCTATGAGCCAAAGTAAAAAAAACGCTATTGAGCGGGGGCAAACATGAAAGAGCTTAGAGATTATCAAACAAAAGCAATTAGCTTATTAGCTATGTCTATAGGCAGGGGGAGCAAGCGCCCAATATTGCAGTTAGCGACCGGGGCTGGGAAAACATTGATTGCTGCCCACATTATTAAGAGGGCGTTAGCGAAGGGGAACAGAGTTATCTTTGTTGTGCCAGCTCTAAGCCTGATAGATCAAACTGTCCAAGCTTTTGCTGATGAAGGTATTACTGAAGTAGGCGTGATACAGGGCGAGCACGAGCTTACCAACTTTAAAAAACCTGTACAGGTTGCCTCGATCCAAACGGTTGCAAGACGCAAAAGAGTACCTGATGCCAGCTTAGTTATTGTTGATGAATGTCATCGCATGTTTGAAGGTTTGTTTGATTGGATGGCATCTTGGAACGCGATTCCGTTTATAGGTCTGAGTGCTACGCCTTGGTCAAAAGGTCTTGGTATTCATTACGATGATTTGATAGTTGGAGCGACAACATCTCAGCTAATTGAGGCGGGTCACTTATCCAAATTTAGAGTATTTGCTCCTGATACGCCTGACCTCAGTAAGTGCCGCACGGTAGCGGGTGACTACCATGAAGGCGATATTGCCGAGGCGATGGACTCAACCATTACAGGCAACGTGGTATCTAACTGGCTAAAGCATGGCGAGAATCGTCCTACATTATGCTTTGGTGTTAATAGGTTACACGCCAAAGCGATGGCGAAAGAGTTTGAAAAAAGTGGTGTAGTGACGGCTTACATTGATGCCTACACATCAATGGAGGAGCGAGCAAAGATCGCTAATCGTTTTCAAAGCGGTGAGGTCAAGGTTATTTGTAATGTAGGGACAATGACCACTGGGGTTGACCTCGATGTGCGCTGTTTAATTTTAGCTAGACCAACTAAATCGCAATCACTTTTTGTGCAGATCATTGGACGCGCCCTGCGTACTGCTGAAGGCAAAAAAGACGCAATAATATTTGATCATACGGGAACACATACACGTTTGGGTTTTGTTACCGCAATCCATCACGACAGCCTGTGTGACGGTAAGAAAACAAAAGCAGATAGTGACAGCGATAAAAAAGAAGAGCCTCTTCCCAAGGAGTGCAAAAAATGTTTTTTTGTTAAACCTCCCCGTGTCCATGAGTGTCCTGCTTGTGGGTTTAAGCCTGAAGCGATTTCTGAAATTGAGCATGAAAAGGGTGATCTGGTTGAGATCAAAATTAAAAAGAAACTTAACCGAGTTACTGACAAGAGTGAAAAGCGCCAGTTTTATGCAGAGTTGTTGGGTGAGTGTGGCGTTAGAGGCTTTCGAGTAGGTTGGGCAGCATACGCCTATAAGCAGAAGTTTGGTGTTTGGCCTAACGCTCATAAGGATGTCGTTGCAGTGACACCCTCTCAAACTGTCAGAGATTATGCGACCTACCTAAAAATCTCTAACGCGCAAAGGAAGCGCGCATGAATACTATCCAAGCGGCCAGCGGAAAGTGGCAAGGCATACTAATTGCGTTAGGCGTTGATGAGTCTTTTTTGACTGGTAAGCAGACACCATGTCCGGGTTGTGGCGGCAAGGATCGTTTTCGCTACACAGATTACAAAGATGACGGCAATTTCTTTTGTAATAATTGTGGGTCTGGCAACGGTTTTGATCTTCTTGATATGACTAATGGGTGGGATTTCAAACAGGCCGCAAAAGAGGTTGATAAGATTGTTGGCAATGTTGAGGTTGTTTTCAAGGCTAAAAAAGACCCGCGAATTTTGCTTCGCAAGATACAGAAAGAATTGCTATCAATAGACGGCATCAACCCGGTTAGCTTGTACCTAAAAAAGCGCGGTCTTAATGGTAGCAGCGCTATTAAATATCATCCTAGCTTGCCTTATTACGAGGGTGGTAAGTGTCTGGGTAATCATCCTGCAATGGTTTGTCAGGTCAAAACTGCGTCAGGAAAGCCATCTACTTACCACATCACTTATCTCAACAAGCAAGGTGGAAAGGCTGACGTTGAGAATGTTAAGAAAGTCATGCCGACAGCAGAGAGCTATAAAGGGGGGGGTATACCTTTAAGCAAGCCGGATGAAGCAATAGCAATTTGCGAGGGTATCGAGACTGCGCTTGCGGTACAGAAAAAAACGGGACTTGCAGCATTCGCAGCCATTAACGCTGGAAATCTTGAGGTATTTGAACCGCCTGAGTGCGTAGACCATGTAATTATATTTGCTGATAACGACCTTAACTTCGCTGGGCAAAAGAGTGCGTATGTATTAGCAAATAGGTTGTCTCTCAAGGGTTTTATGGTTGATGTAAAAATTCCAGAGAGAGTTGGGACTGATTATGCAGATGTCTTTGGAGAAGAAAATGCCAAATAGAGTTGCTTATGTATTAGTGGCTATTTCTGAGTTGATGCCGCTTGATGATTTTTATGAGTGCAAAGACATCAAGAAAATACTAGAAGACAATTTAGTGCTTTGCACGGTGGAGGCTGTGCGGAATCACATGCGAGTTTTGGAAGAGTTTGGCTATTTAAAAGTTGAGCAATTCATTCGAGGCAATAAGCCGTGTAATCGCTATAAAGTTGTTATGAATTTAGAAGATTACGTTGATGAACTTAGATACAAAGATCGAAGGCCGTGCTACATATCAAGGGTGGCAAAAGAACCAGAAGACGAATCAGGGGCGCGTCAAAAAATAGTAATGCCGCTTTTAACTATGCGGTTGGGCAATGAAATTTATTTAAACAATCAATTTAAATTAGGGGAACAATTATGTCGGGTGTAAATAAAGTCATTATCGTTGGCAACTTGGGCAATGATCCAGAGTCACGGATTGCGAACAACGGTAATGCAATTACTAATATATCGGTGGCTACCAGCGAGTCTTGGAAGGATAAGACTACAGGTCAAAAGCAAGAACGAACGGAGTGGCATCGAGTTACTTTCTTTAACCGGCTTGCAGAGATTGCGGCTCAGTACCTCAATAAAGGCTCAAAGATTTATATCGAGGGTTCACTCAGAACTAGCAAGTACCAAAAGGATGGTGTTGATCATTACTCAACGGACATCATTGCAAGCTCAATGCAAATGTTAGATTCAAAAGGTTCTTCGCAATCTTTGCAGCAAAATCAAACTCCACAGCAGAGTCAAGGCGGTGACTTTGAAGATGATGATATTCCTTTTTAATGAATAGCTGGAGACCAGGTTATTGCGCGATAACCTCTCGAAAGGAGGGTGTCAAGTTACGCAGCTTGCAAATGGCTGAAGTTACTGCAACCGCTGATGAAACCAAAAAGTTGATGCGAGCATTTCAAGACTGCACGACTGAAACCGATAAGATCATTTATAAAATGTTATTTCAGGTAAGCGTATGACAGAGATAGTGGCAGCGAACCATTCCGATTTTGTAAAGATGTTTGACTCAATGGATTTTAGCTATCCGTTAAAAGCAAAGATAACAAGCAAGAGGTGGTCGCGTACTCTTTCCCAAAATGCTTTGTTTCACCTTTGGTGTGGTGTCGCTGCCACAGAACTTAAACTTGTGAAGCGTGGTGATATTGAGCCAGCGCAACAAATGAAACTGGTTTGGAAACATATGTTTCTTGGGTATGAGTCGTTTCAATTTGGTAAAAGCATTGAAATCAAACAACAGTTAAGACACACCAGTAAGCTCCCTCCCGGTGATATGCACCACTTCATGACGCAAGTGCAGTCATGGGCTTCGGACAAGGGAATTGCTTTGACCTCCACAGGCGAGTTCCAAGAATTGATGGAAGCACAAAATGCCTAGAGCTAAAAAGTGCAAGGTTTGTTTTGAGCGTTTCGAGCCTATCAATTCATTTCATCAAGCATGTGGCCCAACGTGCGCTGTGGCGTTAGCCAGATTAAAACAAAAAAGAAAATGGAAAAAACAAGCTACTGATTATAGAAAGCGAAATCAGCCTAAAGGCGAGGCCGCTAAAAAGGCTCAAGTAGCATTTAATGCTTATATAAGAACCAGAGATATGGGTAAGCCGTGCATATCCTGTGAGGGTTTTAAAAGCAAAGGCAGCTTTCTGGGTGGTGCATACGATGCAGGACATTGGCATGGAGTGGCTGCTCACCGTGAGCTTCGTTACAAGCTATGGAATGTTCACCGCCAGTGTAAGTTTTGCAACGACAAATTAAGCGGTCATCCGTTCGGTTATGAGGCCGGGCTTAGAGCTAAGTTTGGAAATGAGTGGGTTGAAAAAAGAAAGCTAGAGGTTGCCAAAACTGAGTTGCCTCAATATTCGATTGAACAGTTGCAACGAATAGCAAAAATATTTAACGCAAAAAACCGTCTGTATAAAAAACTCTTTAGGTACGAAAATGAGCTATAAACAATTATTGCAGTTTGAGGGTTTGACACCAAGGCAAAGGGAGATATTAGAAGCATGTCAGGAATATGGAACACAAAAAAAAGCGTCAAAACATTTAGGCATTTCAATACGAAATATTGAAAGCAGCGTTAGCCGGGCAAGACAGAGCGCTGCAAGAAGTGGTTGGAGTCCAGATCACGACTTTACGCATCAACTGCCAGACCCTCACATAGCAGCAGGAATATCAACTTGCTATGGGGCAGATGGGGAGATAAGGCAACAGTGGGTTAAGAGTAAGCTGGATAAAGATATATCTGCCGAGCGGCTTGAAGAAATGATGTATCAGGCATCAAAAGTGGTGAGCTGGAAGATGCCAAAAGTCAAAGCGCCTCGTAAGGTTGATGCTGACCTGATGAATGTAGTTGCGATTGGTGACGCTCATGTAGGCATGTACGCATGGTCGGAAGAGACAGGTAAAGATTTTGACATCAACATTGCAAGCAGAGAGCTAAAAGAATCTTTCTGTCGGTTGCTTGATAAAGCACCACCAGCAGACACTTGCATAATACTTCAGTTGGGAGATTTTTTTCACGGTGACGATTGGAGCAATCAAACGAAACAGTCTGGTCATGCCCTAGACATCGACACTCGCCATGAGCGCGTATTTCAGGTTGGTGTTGCCATAATGAATAGCCTAGTGGCAAGAGCGCTAGAAAGCCATAAGAAGGTCGTCATACGCAATGTTAGGGGCAATCACGACCCAGTAACCTCGATGGCTTTGAAGTTTCAAATGGAGGCGTTTTGGAAAGACGAAAAGCGAGTTGTTAATGAGATGAATCCTAGCCCTCTTTGGACTTATGAGTTTGGCGATGTGAGCATCTTAGCTACGCACGGCAATGCGCCTAAGCCTGACAAACTGCCAGAGGTTTTTTCAGGACATTACCCAGAACTTTGGGGTCGCACAAAATACCGTTATATCCATCATGGACACTTTCACAGCAAAGCTGTTTTTGACCGCCCCGGTGTCAGGGTAGAGGGCTTCTGTAATCTAGCGCCTAATGACGCATGGCATCACTCAGCGGGTTATATAAGCCCACAGGAAATAACCCTAATCGTCTATCACAAAAGCCGTGGTGAGGTCAGGCGCAGCATTGAGCGGCCTGAGATACCAGAGCATATTGGCAAAGCTGGAGGTGACTGGTAGTGGTTGATTCTATGAGTCAAATGACCTCTGCTGCTGAATTAGCTGGAGCAGACCACATGCTTCGCTATTGGGGTGCGTACAAGCGCAAGGACAATGCCAACACCGGCTTTAATACGCCTTCTATTAGCAAGGATACTGTGCCGGGCCAGAGCTTAGAAGAGTGTCCAGAATCGTATTCGCAAGGCTTCACAGACGAAGAAATGAATCGTGTCGGTAAGATCATTGCCAACCTTGGAGGATACACTGTCACTATTAAGCTGCATTACCGTGATGGCAAACGTCAACGGAACAAAAACGCAGCCCTGAAGGCATTTTCTGCTCGCTGGAGTGATTTACCGCCATTAACCTAATCCAATAAATGACGGTGATTGACCGCCATTTATATCTTGCAATTAGTGACGTAAAATAATTAACTGTTTTTTTGTACATTACTGTTGTTTTATACAGTATTTGGTGATAGTCTTCGGATAACTGTCCTGTGGCCTCGTTCGGCCTGAAGAAAGTGTTCATAAAGCTCCAATTTTGGGGCTTTTTTTGTGGGTGCGATATGACGGATGAAAAGATTGAGTCGATAGACTCTCATAAAGGTTATGTCGAACGCAGTGCCGCTTATGACGATATGTTCACTGACATTGAGAATGTTTTGGACAAATATTCTGGGCTTGTTTTTGAGCATGAAAAAATAGCTGCTCTTGAGGTTATTAAATTTGCTATTTGCTGCGAGCAATTTGACTTTGAAAAATAGAGGGGGGGGATGCCCAATATTGGCTAAAACGCTGAAATTCCCCCCAAATTACAGCGTAAACGCATCGCAGTAGGGCGCTCCCCTCTCTTCTTATTATGTTTATAGATTACGAACGGCTTTCGGATTCAGTCCAAAGGCACGAAGGCTTGCGCCTAAAACCTTACAAGTGTACGGCTGGCAAGCTAAGTATTGGATACGGCAGAAACCTTGATGACCGAGGTATCACAAAAGTCGAAGCCAAAGCCATGCTTGACGCTGACCTCCAATCTTGCATGTTTGAGTTGATGGCCCTTGATGCTTTCAGAACCATTGAGTCACCTCTTCGCAGAGAAATAATTATAGAGATGTGCTTTAACTTGGGGCTTAAAAGGTTACTAAAGTTTCAAAAAATGTGGGCAGCTATCCTGTGCGAAGCGTGGCAAGTTGCAGCAGAAGAAATGCTTGATTCTAAATGGGCAAAACAAGTTGGAAATCGGGCAATAACACTAGCTAAGGGGATGAAAGATGGCGATTAAAACATTGAGTTTATTGGTGGTATTAGCCTTATCAGGCTGTGCCAATTTGGGTGATGGGAAATTTAATCCTGAGTTTAGTCAGAATTTTGGCGATGGTCTTTTGTTGGGTGTTGAGTACAAACCCTACTTGCGTGATGCAGCGCTTGTTTTATCTGCCTACAAGCCCGGTACAGCCCAAATGGTGATCGACAAGCTCTTAGCGGTAAGAACACAAGTAGAAAGCTCCACAGCATCCTACGACCTCCCTAACGGGGTACAGGAGGTGCAAGAAAGGCTGCTAAAGGAATGCGGTGTTTGGTGTTCGTTGACGACCTCCAAGCCTTATGTAGACAGATTTGCAGATCAGCTAGATGCTCTTAAATCAGTCAATACTGACGACATTTCAGTAAGCCTTTTGCAAGTTATCGACTCTATTCTAGTAGAGATTAAGAATGCTCAATAAAGCTGAGAGAGCGCTTACACATAAGCTGTGTGAGCAAGCTTACAGTGATGATCATCCTGACCTGTTTAGGTTCGGTGGGGTAGAGGTAATCATTCACCCTGTCCCCTCTGAGCAAAAGTGTTACATCGTATTTCGCGGTAGTCGCGGTTGGCCCGATTGGAGGCGAAACTTCCGATTCCGATCCAAGCGTACAGACTTTGGGAAGGTACATGGCGGCTATTGGAAAGAGGCAAGCCAATACTATAAAGATATATTAGCGGTTATTCCTGATAGCTATCAGCTTATATGGGGCGGTCATTCCCGTGGTGGTATGGCCCAGTTATTTGCAGCTTTAGTCCATAGCGAGATAGGAATGAAGCGCTTTAAAGGCGGGATATGTTTTGGTAATCCTAAGATATTTAAAGGTGATCTTAAGCGTATTCCAAAGTTCGAGAACTGTATAAACAAAAGTGACTTTGTGACCCGTACACCTTTTTGGGGTGGCTGGAAGCACTACGGAAAGATAAGTCAAAAAAACATTAAGGTTAAAGGTTCTGAGCATCCAATTCATGTATATAGCAGATGGTTGTGAGTATGGAAGTTGATGTTGTAGGCATAGCAACGGCTATGGTTTTGAGCCTATCCGCAGGGATGGTTATCTTGTGGAGAAACAACCAAGAGAGCTTAAATGACCGCATACTCCACACCGAAGAGCAGCTCCAGAACTGCGAAGAACAGCACAAGGAAGCAGTTGATGCCATTGTTGTGTTGTCAGAAAGAGTGGGTAATTTAGAAGGATTTGCACAGCGCAAGCATGGTGACTTTTTAAGGCAAAGTGAGCCGGTAAATATTAAATGACGGCAGTGAAATCAAAAGATTCGATCATTGCACAAAGAAAAAAATCAATCGGGGAGCAGATAGATGCCATCAAAAATGACCCAATACTTGCCATGCAGCGTTCTTTTCATTCTATTGCTATGTACGAGCTTGAGCGCAAAAGCGCAAGAAAGCGTTAGCCTTTTATTTGAGTACACAGCACCAACCACAAGAGTTGACGGTACAGCATTACCTGCCAGTGAGATTGCCGGGTACGAGCTTCGTTCATCTAACGGTGGACTAATCATGGAGATAGCCCCAGATGTAACGGAGTACGTTGCAGAGAGCTTTTCTTTGGATAATGGCGTGAATTGTTTTGAGCTATCAACTAAAGATACCAATGGCCGAATTAGTGAGCCAGCTACTACTTGCATTAGTGCAGTACCTAATGCTCCAGTAACCTTCACGGTTAAAATCAAGTGACAAGGAAGTTTGAATAGTGGCATCTATTGTAGCGGTTCATCATCACTTTCTTCCTACAGGTGGAAGAGGTATTGCTTGCTATTTAGGTAGGTTTGCTAGTGCGTGGCTGAATAGAAATAATTATGATGGCAGAAGCAACTGGACTTCAAGCGAAACAGTTTGCTCAACATCCGTAACGGTAAAAGCAACTATAAATGGTATCAATTTAGGCTCGCTGACAAACACTGATGTTCCGGGCGATGTCAACCGAGGCATAATGAAGTGGACTTTGCCTAGTCTGCCTGATGGATTACACAATGCGCTTTTTACCATAACCTCTGGCGGCAATGGTATAGAAGATTCGGTTGCGATGAAGGTTGCTATCGCCAGTGCTGGCTATGAAAGAATTGTTACCACAAGCTGTTATAACAATGAGGGATCAGATAAGTCAATTTTGGATATAAGCGAAGTAACCGGATTTCCTGAAGATGACTTTCCTGTGGGTGGCGGCATCCCTCTTGTGGGTGCAGCTTCACCAGTGTTTCGGCAAATGACCGCAGACATGCCACATATTTGGATGCACCTTGATGATTGGTGCTATTCATCACTTACAAACACAGGTAATGACTGGGGTTCTCCAGCAAGCTTAACTGACTCTAACGATGATTCGTCACAGCCGGTTTATTCAATTTCTGCCACTGGCACTAATGTAATTGCTGATCAAGGTGCGGAAAACGGGTTCGTGAATGCAATACAAAATAGTGACCCAAGAAGGACGGCAGATTGGTGGCATCAAGGATGGTACGCTCATTTTGAGTCTGCGATTCGTAGGCCAGACATTCAGAACTTCATCAAGACTACAGGCGCAGCTTTATGTAGGCAGCTTGGAGACAATGAGTTTATAAATGACGGAAACCCTTCTTGGTGGACAGCTAAATACCTACCTCAATCATCATCCAATAGAATAAGATTTACTGAAATGTCTGCTGGGGTTGGTAATCCATATACCACATCAAATATTGACCCCAGTGATTTTAGTATTGCGTCAAACGCCACTGCTCAAGCTGAATCTAATTTAATTTGGAGGGAGTTTAGAAAAGCGTGGCAGATGTATGCTTTAGATTTTAATCCACCACCATTGACTACTGTTGCAAATGTTCCTTGGATTGTAAGAGAGCTACAAGCAAGCTCTTACCCAGACTTAAATTACAGCGCTAACGATTATGTTCCAATGTCTTTTAAGCTAGACTTAGGGCATACATTGATTATTTCTCCAGATTTTATGACCTGCCAAGATTTGCGTCCAATCGAGGCTAATAATTCAGTTGATAATATTACTATAACCAATAACTTCATTAGTCGGTTAAACGGAAACACACAATTTAACACTGGTGGAACACCTAGAGCGTTAGAATCTCCACTTGGAACAGCGCAGGATGTAGTCTTTAGAAGCGCTATTACTGCGGCAGCAAACCAAAATAAAAATATTTTCATTGCTTCGCCTAAAGAGTTTGGTTCACCTTCTAATGGAAACCAAGATGCTCTTCCAGTTTCTGCGGTTAATTGGGTTGATGATATGGTCAACACATTTATACCAGCGCTTCCGGTTAGTGTTGTTTTGGCAGGTGGTGATCAGCATTGGCTTACGGCTTGGAAAACAAATAATTTTTTACAAGTAGGAATGTCGCCTTGTGGTTCGCAAGGGTCATCGTCCGAGGTTGGGCAAGGCGGTGAGCTTTTAGATAGCACTTTTAATATGACTTTCCCCACTAACCATGTGAATTTAAGAATCAGACCTTCGTGGGTAGATACGGACGGGTATGAAGACTACAACGGTAGAAGATACGGATATGCTCGATTCGTTTGCTTACAAGGGTCAATTTATGCTGAAGGTTTAGATAACCGAGGCGAAAACTATTTAGAAACACAGCTTATAAATCGCGGTGGTATCACTGCAACTGGAAATCCATTACCACTGTACGGAACATTATCTATGGCTACTAAAACTTGGACACAATATGCTTCTGGGAGCTTATCCGAAGGAGGGCCAAACAACCCATCATGGATATTTGGGCTTCAAAGAATAATTAACGAGGTTAAACAAGGATCACAAGGTTTTCCAGTAGTCTTGGATTCAAATAACACGGTTGAGGCATTCATAACAGGTGTTCAAGAAAGCTACGCTGGTACAGGTGGATATTCTTTTAGCATTGTGTTTGACCCTGTACTATCGAATGCGGTTGGATTTACAGAATCAGATTCGACCACTAGGCCAGTAGGTGATGTTTTGCCTCGTTCGGCTAGTATTCAATTTGAAAATGTAGTTGATGGGACAACCTTTACGGTATCTGACCTATCTTCTTATACGAAATCTACAGGTGGGCCAAGACAAGATAGCTCATTAGTTGTAGAAAATGCCACCTACGAATTAGAAAATCTGACTTCTCCGGCTTTATTAAGCGCATCTGCCGGTTTAAAATCTTTTATTAAATTATCTACCTCAACCACAACAAACGAGCTTAACCCTCACAACGCTTTTATCAGCCAAACAGACGTAGTATCTAATTTCTCAAGTGTTGTTTCTTCAGGGGATATAATACTTATTTTTCCGGGTACTGGGTTGTTTGGCACAACACCGGCTTATGCCGGAATAACTGGAGCTTACGACTCGGTTAATAATATAATCCCGATTAACGGTACGCCTCCAACTATTTCTGGTACGGTGGCAGCGTTCGTTTTTGATAGTGATTATATTTGGATTCAAGCGTCTTCGGGTCAGACTACTGCCAGTTTTCAAGAGTTGACTCATACTGCATCAGCCGATCTTCCCGCCAAATCACTTCCCGCTAACTTACAAGCTGCCTGTTCAAATGGTTTGGTAGATGTTTGGTGTCCTGAGACTAACTTCAGGGCATCTTGCACATATACAGACGCTAATACAATAACCTTTGGCGCAATAAAAAATATTGGTGTCAGAGCTGGTGTTCAGGCGTATGGGATTGATGTTGGAGAGCTTGTTGTTTTAATTCCTTATGTAAAAATAAATCTATCTGTTGATGACGCTATTATCACAGGCAGTACAGTAACATCCGCTATTGACGCTGCAACCTTTACTGCATCATCAAACTTTACTGATTTCTCAGGTGGCAATTCACTTAGCGGTGTAACACTGACAGGTAACGGATGTTTTGTTGACGATACCGGCCTAGTGTCGATTCCAGACCTAACCACCATATCAATTACTAACGCAGTGGCGACATTTAGCGGTGCTGCTAACAGGATTGGCGATATACCTAATGGCACGGTAGGGCGACTCTCTTTTGAAGAGTCAGGTGGTGACAACCGCCACTTTACAGTAGATGTCACGGTGTCGAATGTAACGGATGCCTAATTCAGCACCTCGCGTTTGCGGTAAGTGTCAGAAGTCATCTGTTATATGTAAGTGTCCTAAACACAAGTGGGGCAATAAAAGAAACCGAAAAGAAAGCAATAAGCTCTACCACTGCAAGCGCTGGAGAATGACAAGAGAGGCTGTGCTAAGGCGTGACAGTCATCTATGTCAGATGTGTAAGAAGCAGATAGCTACTCATGTAGATCATATCAAGGGCGCTGCTAACAACCCTGCATGGGTCAGCACCTTCTATGATGTGCAAGGTCTGCAAGCTCTATGTCCACCCTGCCACAGCCATAAGACTTCTACTATTGATTCAAAATAGGGGGGTAGCAGGGGGGGGGGTATATGCAGGAAGATAAAAAAACAGGCTTATTTTTTAGGCTTTTTGGTTGTGTTAGAATAGAAAAGTAGCATCAATTTCCGGGGGGAAAAGCATTGAATAGGTTGGAATTAAAAGCGTTACGACTTCAATTGTTTCTTGATGTCGTTGAGGCTGCTGATTTGATTGGTAAGTTCAGACCAAGAACTTGGGAATATATCGAGTCAGGAAAGTATGAGATTTACGATGATGTTCTGGAGACTTGCAGCAAGATAATGCAGGACAGAAAGTCTCTTTATAGTGCTTTGGAAAACTCTAAAGAGTTGCCCCTCTATGGGACTATGGCAAACTATCTTAGAGACTTCCCTAACAGAGACAAACTGGATTGGAAGATGTATCAGTCAGTAGTAACTCAATTATTTTTGGAAGAGAAAATAAGATTAGTTTGATAATGATTAAAATAATTTAAAGAAGTCAAACTATTTAATTTTGTGTTTTGTTTTTTCAGATATAGCGATTTTTTTTTATTTTTTCCCAACCATTTCCTTAGACTGATTTAATATGAGGCCGTTTGACTGTTTTTTGACCTGAAAGGTCGATTTATGATCAGGCAGTCATAAGCACCTGATTTTAAAAGGTTTTTTTGGCCTGTTTGTAAGTGTCTGATTTTAAAGGGTTTTTGGTTTCGCCCTCGATGCCGGGGCTTGTAAGTCATTGTTTTTATTATCTTTTTTCGCTTGTTTTATGCCTGGTTTTATCCCGGCATGTAAGCGATTCGGTTGGCCTGTTAAATAAGCACGGCTTATAAAGGCCGGTAGCAATAACGCGGCTATAGTTGCGCGTTATGGCTTGCTACATATATATAGTTTAACTACACTGCATGCACGGCCTAACGATTAGGCCGCAATTAAACGCTTTTGAGCGGGAGAATTAAGATGATTTTGATTTTAAGTATATTAGCCGGATCGGCTTTTTTAGCGGCCCTAGTCGCATTGATAGTGTGCCATGAAGTATCAATGCTTAAATACGCAACGCCTAGCCGTACTAGTGTGCGTTATATAAAAAAGCATAGTGACCGCTTGCAAGTAATAACGGGCCTTTTAATGCTTTTTACACTAGCCGCATTTTATGCAGTAGTTTTATTTTCAGCAATTTAAACAATTTTAAACGCTTTTGAGCGGGAGAATTTAAGATGAGTAAAAACAAAGCTAGCGCCTTGCGCGCAATAAACTGTAATAGCCTATTAAGCGTTAACGCGGACGCTAAGACTATTAAAGGTAAAAAAATGGGCTTTTTAACAGGTGTTTTATATATGTCGCCTGCTGATATAGCTTATAAGGCGTTAGGCCTTAAAGGTACTTTGTGCGCTAGTAGTGTCGTGGCCCAGTGTGCTGCCGGTTGTTTGTATGAAGCCGGTTTAATTCAGGTATATAAAGGCATAAGACCGGCACGGCTAGCAAGGGCTAAAGCCTTTATTTTACAAAAACAGGCTTTTTTTACTGCTTTATATTTTGAAATTCAAGCGCTAGAGCGCAAAGCAAAGCGCGAACAATTGATACCAGCGGTTCGCCTAAATGGTACTAGCGATATTAACTATCTGAGTGAGCAATTTGCCGGGCCCAATGGACTAACGGCTAGCATTTTTGAACACTTCCCGCATATAAAATTTTACGATTATACAAAGAATAACTTTTTAGCCGGTCGTAAGCTTCCAGCAAATTACAGTTTAACCTTTAGCTATAGCGAAGCAAGCACGGTATATGCTCAAAAAGCTTATAACGCGGCTATTTTAGCTAAAACAGGGTTAGCCGTAGTGTTTAGGAAGCACCTACCAGCGGTATATAAAGGGCTAAAGGTTATCAATGGGGATGAAACCGATTTACGTTTTATTGATGATATAGCCGGGCCTTATATTGTAGGGCTAAAGTCTAAAGGCCCGGCAAAGCACGATTACAGCGGCTTTGTTGTGGATGTAGCCGCATGATCAGGCCCACCGCTATAGGCGCGTTATACCTCGAGCTGCTAGCGTTAAAATTGGATGTTAATATTTTAGACACTAGCAAGCCGGTGACACGGGCTTTCACGCCTAACGGGCCGCGCGCTAGCGCTCCCCATGTCATAAGCATAGCCGGGAAGCGCTACACTTTTGATCAGGCGCAAGCCTATTTAAAAAGGCACAAAGTTAAGGGCCGGTTTAGGCGCTTATTAGAGCACTCTTTATGGTGGTATTTAATGGCCTTTAACATTGCTGTAGTTCTGTTTTTTTATGTAAATTTAAAAGCGAGCGGGTCGCTTTACTATTAAACGCTTTTGAGCGGGAGAATTTAAGATGAGTAAAAACAATATACGCTGGTCGTTTTGTTATTTGATGCTTTTCACAATTTGTTTGATACCGCCAATTGCAAGCGATACGCAAGTTTACTCGCTGACATTGCTTACAATTTGGCTCGCCTTTATAGCTCAAAAAAAACAAAAACAGGATAGTGCCGACTAGCTTTGCGCTTTTTTATACCGGGCCGCTTAATTGCGGCCTTTTTTTTAGCCTTTTTTTATCATTGCCAAAAATTACCGCGCTTTTTTAGGTGCTTACTGGGCCGCTTGTATAGCCCTATATAGCACGTTCGCCACCGGGTCATATGTTGGCCCTTGGATCACAGCCCTTTATAGGCGCTTATAACGGCCCTCACAGCACACCCTATGCGAGGCCACACAACGGCCCGTGATCAATTATCGCAATCCTGATTAACTATTAGACACCCGGTAATGTGGGCCTTAAACGGGACTATATAACGGTAGAAACGCGCCACCTGAGAGGCAACCTAAGCCCCTGTAAGGGACGTAAAAAAAAGTATTTAAAAGAGTATAGCTAGGCAAATAAAAGCCAGCACACGCCCACACAAGGGCGGGGGAGGCTAATTCTAGGGAATGCTTGACCCCTATCAG